AGAAAACGATGGGGCAAATTACTTCAAAAGCGCAAAGCAACTGGCGAACCTTATATTTTATTTAAAGGAAATACAAACAAGCAAAACCCTTCAGCTTACAAAGACAACGCGTTGAAGGTACATATGACAAACATATGTAGTGAAATAACACTACATACAGATGAAAATCATTCATTCGTTTGTTGTCTATCTAGCTTAAACCTAGCTAAGTACGATGAGTGGAAAAATACAAATATCATTTACGACTCAATATGGTTTCTTGATGGAGTACTTGAAGAGTTTATACAAAGAGCTAAATATAGAAAAGGCTTTGAAAACTCTGTAAGATCTGCTGAAAAAGGTAGAGCATTAGGTTTAGGTGTTCTCGGGTATCATACATACCTACAAGAAAAAGGTTTACCGTTTGAGGGTTTATTAGCACAATATGAAACTAGAAGAATCTTTAGCCAAATCAAAATCGAATCTGAGAGAGCTAGTATGGCTCTTGCTGATGTTTATGGAGAACCTCTTTGGTGCGTCGGTACTGGCTTTCGCAATACCCATTTACGCGCTATTGCTCCCACTGTTAGTAATAGTAAACTTTCTGGAAACGTGTCTCCCGGAATTGAACCGTGGGCAGCTAACGTTTTCACTGAACAAAGCGCAAAAGGAACGTTTATACGCAAAAATCCTACACTACAAAAGGTGTTGGACAAAAGAGGATTAAATACAAAAGAAGTATGGGACAAAATATTAGCAGATGGTGGTTCGGTTCAGGATATAAAAGGATTAGACGAAGATACCAAAGAAGTATTTAAAACATTTAAAGAAATAAATCAATTAGAATTAGTAAGACAAGCTGGTATACGCCAGCAGTATATAGATCAAAGTGTAAGTTTAAACCTTGCTTTTCCAGCTGAAGCAAGTCCTAAATGGATTAACAGAGTACATTTAGACGCATGGAAAAAAGGTATTAAAACTTTATACTATATGAGAACAGAGTCTGTGCTTCGTGGAGACATAGCTGCGAAAGCAATGGACGATGGTTGTTTAAGTTGTGATGGATAGTAACTAAAAAAGGGGAGCTCGATTGAACTCCCCTTTGGTTACAGGATCTTCGGGTATGGTACGCCCGTTATTTCTTGATCCTTAACAATTCCATCTACGTCTCGCTGCTTTACCTCTTTCTGATGTCCAGCTTTTAGATCTTGCACAAAACGATTTTCTACGCTTAGCGTCTTTACTTCCTGGTTTAAGCTCTGATGGCTTTTTAGTTACAGCAGTTTTTAATTTACTACCAGGATTTTTTCTTTTATATTCATTAACACCTTTCTGCGTCATACCTCCTCCAGCTGCACCACCTGTAGCGCTTTTATCTTTAGATACTTTATTAAAATTTTTACCTTTACCAATAGTACGTCTTGGCTCTGCTGCATTTAGCGGAGACATATAATTTCTTCTTCTACCACACGGCGTAACGGGAAACGGATTACCTTTTTGTTTAAACATTATTCACCACATTTTTTACTAGGGTCATCAACTCTTCTCCAGTCTTCTTTTTCAAACCAGTCTCTAAGTGTAGCTCCTTTTTTACGAGCACCCTTTACATTTGTTTTACTTGATCTTTTATACTTACCACTAGCGCCAGCAGATTTTTTAGCACTTACTAATTCTTTTCTTTTCTCAGAAGATAAGCTTCTGATCTTTGCTGCGGGCAAGCATGTCTTTGTTGTTCCGCCACCTTTTTGTTTTTTAAAAGGTGAATTAGTTAATTTAAACGCCATTTGTTTTCTTTTTTAAATGGTTATACATTGCATCGCCAAGTTCTACACCCATCTTAGAATCAGAAGGATAATGAACTCTACCTACTAATCTACTATTAGAAATATCATCAGCTGCTTTCATAAAATCGTTTTTATATTTAGGGTACATTTTACTAAAAGCATTAGCAAATAATCTTGACTGAGCAGAATGTCCTGAAGGATATGATTTAGTTTTAGCTGTGTCCATGTTTACAACTTTTAAATCCATACCCATACTACCTGCTAAACCTTGAGGTCTAGTTCTACCATGATAGTCTTTTAATTTTCTAATTACTTCGTTACTTTCATTATTTAATTTAACAAATAAATCATTAGGAAAAGGTAAATTGTTTCTTTTAAAAACATCTTTAAAAACTTTTTCTTGATCATCATTATATTCAACAAACTTTTTATCAATAGGTATTCTATTAATATCATTTATTTCCTTAAACGTTTCCAATGAATTATCTTTTGGAGGTCGTTTAGCTTTAAACATATCTATATTAAAATCATCAAAGTATTCCATTATCTATTTGTCTGCATGTTTATAAACCAATTAGCTAATTGTTTATCTCTATTAGTAGCATTTGGTCTTGCTTTTAGTTTTCTAGCTTTTTCTACAGTTACATCACCACCATATAACTTATTTACTCTAGCTTTTAAAACACCTCTATACTCTTTTTTTAATGGCGATTTGCCATGTTGTTTTCTTATAGCTTCTTTACCTCTTTTAGCTATTGCTGCTTGTTCTGGTTTACCTGCTACTTTTGATCTTTGCTCTACTACAGTTAAGATCTGTATTTTACGAGCATAAGGTTTGTTTACATTTTTTACTTTAGCTACAGTTGCTCTTGCATCTGCTGGAGTAGCAAACTTTATACTAACAGTATCTTTAGGATTTTCATCAGTATATAATCTTCTGCTAGAACCTTTAGGTTTTTTACCTGTACCTTTTAATGGTTCTTTTCTTTTAGCAGGTGAAGATTTACGACAACTACCTTTTGCTCCGGGTCTTGTTCCGGGTACTCGCTCATAACCTTGCCAGCATTTAAACGGTGAGTTGTGTAATTTAAAAGCCATTACTTTTTCTTACCGCCTCCGTATTTGCTTGGTCCACCAGCTTTAGTACATCTTACACCCCAACCAGAAGCATAAGCACTTGGCCAAACTTTAAACTTACGTTTAGCAGCGGCTTTACAAGGACCACTAATCTTATTTAATGGACTGCTAATACCTAACATATTTAAAGCTGACTTCTTTTTTATAGTACCTAGATCAATACCAACTTGACCTTGATAGTCTTGTTGCTTGATAGCTTTATCAGTTATTGATTGAGTAGCGTGCATACGTCTTTTTTCAGACTTACTCATTGGCTCTTGTTGTTTGTACAGTGTTACTTTACGTTTCTTAGGTTTATTATCTATCTTCATAGATGGTGCTAATTGCCAGCTTTCTATACCTGATCTATCTTGTACTTCTCCGTCATCAGTAGGTATTAATCTTAACTTACCTCTTGTAGTATCATAGTAGAACTCATTTTTCTCCATGTTATACTCTTTTTCATTGTCTTCAGGAGTTTTATTAGTTCTATCCATGTAACCTTTTTTAAACTCTTTCCAAGCGTTAGCAGCGGCAATACTATCTGTTTTTTTATCGTGCCCTTCGTTTAGTGGTGATCTCATATTACTTTATATTTAGTTTTACCGCGTTCATCTTTATATGCTTTTAAACAACGGTTTCTGTTATCTTCTTCTGATACGTATGATATATGTACCCAGTTAGGATTCATATCTGTTCCAAACTCCCATATCATTTGATCAAAATTTAAATTTTCTTTAACCCAATTATACATCTCAGCATTAGTCTTATGACCAAATACATCGTCTATATCAATTGCTTGGCCTTTGCAATGTTGACTGGTTTTACTTCCACCGATCGCTTTATTAAGTTCAGCTGATCTAAAAAACGAGTTAACTTTTATTGGTCCACCTACAAATTTACGTAGTGGTTCAAATATCTTTTCTGCAGTTAGCTTCATAACTTCTACTTGTTTAGCCGTAGGTGTATTATCTATACCTTTACGTTTAGCTGTTTGTGAGTGTATTGCTTCTGCGTACGTTATGTTATCACTTATCTTCATTTTTTCCTAATCTTTTTCTTACAATGTTCATAGTTGTTTTCATTTTCTTAGCATAGCTAGGATTTTTTTGTCTATTAAATACAACTTGTTGATTTAAACTACCTATGATCTTTTGTAAATTATTATTTCTAGTCTTCATTAACCAACTAGCTAAAGAACTGGGAGACAACTCCTTAAATTTTCCTTTAGCATCTGGTGCGTCAGAGTGTTTAAACGCTCCCATTTTTTTATTAAATGGAGAATTATATTGTTTGTAAGCCATAATTATTCTGCTTCGCTAAATACAGCGTAGACTTGTATATTTCTTTTTCTGCCTTTGCGTATTGTAGCTATTAATTCTTTACGATCTTTAACTTCCTCTTCTTTTACAGGATAGTATTTAGGATTCGTGCTATTTAATTTTCTTTTTTTCATCTACCACCTTTATATGATTTCATGCCTTTCATAGATCTGCCACCAGGAATTAAATCGTGTATTTTTCCTTTACCAGTTCTAGATTTACTAGTTCCTTTTATACCTTGAGGATTAGGCTTTGTTATAGTAATACCTGCTCTCGCGTCATTACCTAATGCTTTAGCTGCTCTTGCACCTGCTTTAGCACCAGCACCAGCAGCTCCACCTATAATACCAATAGCTCCAGCTCCACCTAACTTAGCCGCTTCTTTTATAGATTTAGGTATAGGTTTTATAGAATCTTGTTTCATAGAAGGTGCAAGTTTACCATCTTTAATAGTATAATCATCATCAGAAAGATAACCACTACTCATTTTACCTGATTGTTTTCCTTTAACAAAAGGTCTAAAGTTTTTATTATTTGCTGGTCGAATAGTATCTTTACCATGCATTACATATTCTCCTTTTTTATCAGTCTTTATTTCTCCAGTATCTTGTCCTACTATTTTTTTATTTAATTTTCTGAAAGGACTTTTACTTACAAATTGTGATGCGAATTTTTTCATAATTTTAAAATTGTGAAGCTGTGTTAACTTCGTTTATTGCTTCTTGTATATCTTCTAAATCAGCTGGTAGCATCAAATCTAAACCAGCTTTAAAAACAGTTTCTTTTACACCGTCTTTAAATATAATAATTGTTGGTGCCATACGCACTTTATATTTTTTCTTTGCATTAGGAGCTTTTGCTATATCAACTCTATAATATATAACATCTTCTAATTTATTCCACTCAGCAAAACAGTTTGCTTCATTAAACTTTGCCCAAAACTCTACAACTACGGGTTTTGTTTCATCATCACCAAAAGCTTCATTTGTATTAATAGCACTTTCAAAATCATTGTCAGTAATCCAATATTCATCAGGAACATCTTGCTGACTAAATGATAAAAAAGGTATTAACAATAAAAATATATATTTCATTAGTTATTCTTTTGTATTTCGTATAATCTCTCGTCTATCTTTTCAATAGTTTCTTTTATCTCTTCAACATCTTCTTGTGTGTCCATTATGGTCTGACGTATTAACTCGTCTTTTAAATCATATTCAACTCTATCAATAACTGGCACAGGTAATTCTTTAGCTTGAGCAATATCTGCTTGTAGCGTAAACCACATACCAGCTATCATAATTACAAAACCTACTATCATGCCTATTGTTTTAAGATCAAGCGTTACTTGTGTTTCTTCACCTATCTTCTTTGCCATTTTATCTAAGTGTTATGTTCAGACCAACTGAACCGTTATAAATTTTACTATCCCAGAACTTAGTATATTCACCTTCAAAGAATACACCAATTGATTTGTTAAGCTTCCAGCCAAATACTACACCAGCTTGATAATCTTCCCATTGTTCTAGATCTGAGTCTTGACGTAATCCGCCTAATCCCCAATTATTTCTATTTAAATAACTAAAATCTTCATCGCCTTTTACGTACTTATGATATGGTAATAAATAAGAACCATAAGCATGAAGCCAGAAATTATTTTTATAATGATAGAAGTCAAAACCGACCACAGGCGATACAACACCAAACGGATCTAATAAATCCCACTGCTCGTTATTATAACGATTAATCAGTGATTCAAATATAGTGTCACGGAACTGTAAATCAGTATAAGCTACTTCGTTTCCTTGTGGATCATACCAGTAATAATCGTAAACATCTTCACCATCAATATTAATAGTAACCCATTGATCAGTATATCCATAGTTATACCCTAATTGATACCAGTAATTAACAGGCCAACCATTTTCGTCTGTTTCATTTAACCATATCTCAATTGGATTATATCCATAAGCTCTGTCATGTGTACGATATATAACACCAGCATTAAATGAAAATTTATCACCCATAGGTATTTTACCTCTAACCTCAGCTGACTTATAATTAAAGTTTACTTTACCTTGTTTTCTACTTTCAACCTTCACCATATGGTATTTACCACTATGTTTTAGAAAATAACGGTGATTTTTAAATACTTCATCTCTTGATCTTTCTTTTTCAGTATGAAATACATATTCAAAACCTTTAATCGGTGAGTTAGAAGCTGCTAAACCTACGTTAGATTCAGTCCCATCATAATAGTTTTTGCCTTTTATTTCATAATCGAACCTAGCGATCTTACGAATACCAAAACCATAGCGATAATCAAAGTCATAATAGTCTGTACCATCGACTACAACTGGTGGTTCGTATATATTTCCACTAGGATTAGTTCTTACAAAATAATCTTTTGGTTCTTCTTTTGGATTCTGTATATCACCAGCTACATAAATAGTACTATATTTAAATATGTCTTCGTATATACTTTTAAATAAGTTTTTCTTTTCTTGAGCGTTAGCAGATACCGCAAATACCGCCGCAAAGAGGACAAGGATTAATTTTTTCATTAGTCATTTTTTCTTTTTTTACGTTTTCTTTGTTTTTTATCCCACTCTTTTTTTAAGTAAGTTTTTATAGTAATAACAGGTGGATTAACACAGTTGTTCTTTTTAATTACTTTTATTTTGTGGGGTCCAATTTTTTCTGTTTTAACAACAGTACACTTCTTGATCTTTTGCTGAGCGTTGACCGTTACAGAAAAAGATAATAATAAGATTAAAATAATTTGTTTCATTTTATTTATATTTTTTAAACATTAATTTATATAGTAAGCTATTCCAAGCTTGTTGAATTTTATCTATTAGTTTTATAATTTTATTTTTCATATTATGGTTTTTTATAGTATTGTATAATTCCGTCGTATCTCTTTATTGCTACATAATCTACACCTTCTTTTAGTCCTTTTGGTATACCTTCACTCCAAGAGTTTTTACCTGTAAATGGTACTCGTTTAGTAAAGCCATCAGCTTTTGCTTTTGTAACACTAACTTTAAATTCTTCTTTTAATTTTTCTTCATTTGCAGCTTCTTGTTCTATTGTACTTTCTCTACCCCAATAAGGTAAACCAAAGTTCCAACCATTCCAACCTAACAATAAAGCTATTCTTTCAAACGTTCTTACATTTTCATCAGTTGCTTGTCTAATATTATTTATTTTTCTAAATAATCTATCAATAGGTATGTTTGTTGCTCCAGATATAATTGAAGATATAGCTATGTAAGCTGGATTATCTAAGCTCCAACCTCGTTTTTTTATTTCTGCCATATTCCAGCTAAACGTTCTAAGACCAGTTCTTATATTACGAACTTTTTGATCTATAACCGGTGATATATCAAATAAATTAAATAAAGCTTCTTCATATTCAGGTGTTTTCTTACCAGCTTGATAATCTAATTCTCTTATAACATTTTTAACTGTAGATATTATTGCTCCACCAAAACCAAGACCAAACAATATAGAATCAACCATACCATTTATAGTATCAGCTGTTTTGTTTCTATCTTTTTCTTCTTCATCTTCAAATGCTACAGCAAACAACGCTTGTTGTAAAGAATTAAATATTAAATTTTGCATACCAACATAATATATAACACCAGATAAGTTACTTAAATCACTTTCACGCTGTGTCATGCCTGGCCTTCTTCTTCTTTTAACTAAATCAAGTAACATTTTCTTAGCCTTTCTGTTATACTGCATTGTAACATTTTGATAAGAAAGTATTACACGACCAAATAAACTAGCTTGTTGAGAAGATATTTTACTAGGATTACTAGACTGTTGTGTTTCTTCTGCTATAGCATAGAAATCATCAAATGCTTGTTGCTCAGCTTCTGCTTTAGTATATTTTTTACCAGTCTTTTCGTTTATTCTATTTAATAAAGACTTCTGTCTATTCATATAGAAAGTAGCACCACCTGTAGCAATTGCTAAACTATCAAATATTCTTGTAAGTACAAAACCTTTATCAAGTAGATATGCTAACATACCTTTAAACCCACCTTTTTGCGCAGCAGCAGCAAGTTCAGCTTCATTAACATTTATCTTTAATCCATCACGTCTATTTGTAAGATAATCAGAGTTCATTAACTTTAAAACTGTTGGCACGTAATCTTTGCTTAAAAACGCTTTAGCAGCTGCATATATATTATTATCACCCCAATTTATAAAGTTTACATTAGATAACATCTGTAATGTACCAGATCTCATATTAAGGAACATCGCTACACCAACAGAACCGTTTAACCAGTCCATCATTTCATTAACTTGACGTGATCCACTTCCTGTATATGTAGGTCTATTAGTACCTGTTCGCATACGTTTTAAAGAATCACGCAAAGCTTCTACATATTTAGAACCAAAAGCAGCTTCAAGTTTGTTTAAATTCTTCTTAGAAAATATTATATCAACATTGTTTTGCCACTCAGTTAATAATTCTTTTCTAAATCCTTTGTCTAAACTACTTAATATATCTGATTTAATATCACCAGCTAACCAATAAGCTCCGGGAGCAGGATATTCTCCTTCTTTTTGTATTTCTTGTATTTTATCAGCGAACTGTTGTAGTTCAAAATCAGTACTAACAGCTTCTACTAACGCGTCAATATCTGTTTGAGACATACCAGGTATTTCCATACCTTGTTTATTCCATAAATAAACTCTTACAGCTTGTGATTTATTATAAGGTCCAACACCTATATCTTGATTTAATGGGTTTGTAAACATACCCTTTAAACCTTTTTTATTTTTTAAAGTAGGAAAAGCTTGTTTCAATGTGTTAAAATCTTTTGCTACATTAATTTTAGCAGATATTAAAGCTTGTTCTGCTTTATTATAAGGTACTATTAAATTATCTCTAATCCATTTTTGTTGTCTTGTACCAGCTTCACCTTTACCAACTATATACTGTACTAATCCTAAAAAGTCATCAGCTGAAGCAGTAATAGTAAGCTGTCTCATTATACGTTTAAAAAACCCTTTATCTTTTTTCTTACCTTCAAGTTTGGCTCTAACGTCAGATATTTCTTCATCAGCTTTAATACCAGTTTTATCTTCTAATATATCGTTCATTTCTTGATCAAGCCTGGTAGCTTTATCTACTATAGCTTGTTGAACTCTAGATTTAACATCTAACTGATCTAATATATCTTTTACTTGCTGTACGTTTAAGGCTGAATCATCTGCAAAATAAAAATCATTATATCCTTCTGCTGCTTTACCTATAAACCAATCAGCTTTTGCTTGCGGTGATCCATCTTCTAATGTTATAATATTTTCAATAGGTATGTTTAAACCTATATTATCTAAAAATACTTTAATAGCTCCTTGCGCAGCGTTAGGTCTAGCTGTAACAACAAATATATCTTTTGGTCCATACTTACCTTGACGTCTTAAAGCTGTACCAGCTAAAGGACCTTTTGATGTAGATAAATCTACATTATCAAAGTTACTATAATCAAACTCTGCGCCTTGTTCTAATAAACTTTCATACTGTACAGCAAACTCACCTGCTGTTAATTCACCTTTTTTACCATCTGGTAATGTATATAGTACTTTTTCTTTTGTCAATGCTAGTGTATCATCTAAATCAAAAGCACTTAAACCTTTACGATCTTTAAATGGATTTAATGCTTTTACCCTAGCTTTTAATGATTGTAGAAAAGTTTGTTTAACTTTTTTAGTACTATCTTTTTTGTTAATAATATCAGGAGCTAAATTAGCATTGTCTTCAGTAGTTTGTTTTTGTTCATTAACTAGAGCTTCAGGACCTCTTTCAACCATAACTAAATTTTTCTGATTGATCGCGCCGTCGTATCTACTAAGATTTTCACCTGTTGTTTTTCTACCTAATCCACCTTTTTCTTTAGTAGTATTTAATTTTTCAGCTTCTTGTTTACCTATAATATCTACATAACTTTCATTTAGTATATCTCTAACTTGTTGCTTAATACTTTCAACATTTACATTAGATTTTAATACTCCTCTAATCTTATCACGTAATACAGATATAGGCGGAGTGTGCTCAAACTCTACAAATTTTTTACCGTCTAATGTTTTTACGTTATCTTGTATTGACCTTATTTTACCTGCCATACGTAGAGCAGAATCACTAGCATAACCCATTATATCTAATAATTGTACAGCTACATCAACTTTACCTGCTTCAACTAAATCACCTATAGTATCTACTATAAAGTTTATTGCATCGTCAGAGTTTTGATCAGATTTAGCTATATTGTTTCTAATATACTCTAACGCGCCTTTAAAACCTTTTTTAGTATAAACATTCCGTATATTAGTAGGAGCATTAGATGGTCTTAAAGGCCCAGCGTCTACAATTTTTTTACCGTCTAACAAAATAGATCCTCCAGGAGCAGTAAATCCTAATTCACCTAAATCAACACCAAACTCTTTTTGCCAGTAATTAAATGCGTCTTTTGCTTTTTCGCCTTGCCATAGCTTATGTGTTTTAGAATTTTTTTGAAAAGAAGTATTTATAAATTGGAAAAAGTTTTTCAAAGCTTTTACTTTATTAGCTTTATTTTTTCCTTTTAATATCTTTTTTATATCTTCAATTTCGCTTTCATTTACATTTTTATATTTATCTAAAGCAACTTCTTCTAATGCAATGTCAACTCTTTGCTGTACTTTTTCATAGTTATCAAGATCTGCTTCTGTAAGAGAACCTATCTGATCGTCTATAATTTGTTTTTGTTTGTTAGTTACAGCAGTGTAATCTTTTATTTGTTTAACTACTCTTTTAAGAGCTTGAGCAAATTTTAAACCTTGTTGTAAGCCAGCTTTAATACCTCTCAAAATAAACGCCACAGCATTACCTCCACCTGGAATAAATTCCATACGCATTTGCCCTGGCTTAGCTTCAAATATTTTAATTCCTTTATCAAGAAGTTTTATTATTTGATCCATGGTTTTAGGAGGCACGGTTATATCTTTAGTTGTATCTTCTAGTGTTCGCTGATCAAGTCTACCTTCTATTTCATTTAAAAAGTCTAAAGCATTTTGTTTATCGCCTAAAGCTGTTTGCAGCTTTTGCATAAAATCTTTATCTTGTTTTAACTTATTAATTGAATTTAAAGCAAACTCTTGTGATAATCTTTTTAATAAACCTTCTCTACTTGTTGGAGTGCTTTTAAAATAGTCTCTTACTTGTTGAACTTGTTCGTCTGTAATATCAGATGGTATTGCAAATACACTTGGTCTTGAATATGTTTTCTTGCCGTCTTTATCTGTTTTAACAACTTGAGTATCACCTATATTTTTTATACCTAATATCTTTTGTAGTGGTTTAGACTGTTTTAAAAACGCAGCAGGTAATGCAGCTATAAAATCTCTGTCAACTGTATTATCTACAAAGTCTTTAAATCCTTTATTAAGTGAGCCTACTTTATCACCTATAATCTTAAATAAACCTCTACCACCTCTAGCAGTGCTTTGTCCAAATGCTCTAGCTAACGCGCCTGCTATACCTTCAGGACTTTCGCCTTTATTAGCTTCTCTTAATATTTCTTGACTAGTTTGTCTATCTATTTCACCAGCAGCTTCTTCACCTACAGCTTCAGTAACTTTAGTATTATCAGTCATGTATTTCTTTTCACGCTTACCAACCTCTTGTAATTGATCAGCGTCAAAATCTGTTTGCTCTGTAGTGTCGCCTATTTGTTGCGTTTTAGGATCAGATATACTTACAGTGTCACCTTGTTGTCTAATATTTCTAGTAGCTACAGCATTAGCTCTTAAATTAAATAAGTTACTTGTTTGTTTACCAATACCTAAATTGTTAGGATCTTTAGCTTGATTATAACTATCAAATACTTTTACAAACTCATTTTTTAATTCTTGTCTAAACTGCTGTGGTGTTGCTAAACTACTTTTTTGATATAATCTTTGAAAAGCATTTTCTATTATACCTGCACCAGCATCTGTAATTTGATCAAAACCTTGTTGAGTGCTACTATCTAATTCACCTGCTTCTTGCTTAACTCTTAATCTTTGTAGTTTACTATAATCGTCTTTTTGTTTTTTATCTAGTTGATAATCAGCGACTAACTCTTCAGCAGACATCTCATCTTGCTTTTTATTAAAAGCTGTAAAAGGATTTATAACTGGTATACCTGAAAATAAACGACCTCTATTGTCTCTTTGTTTTCTTTCAGCTTCTATTCTTTTCGCTTTTTTCTGCGCGTTTCTGTCATTTATTATTATCTCTGTAGCTCTTTTTTGTAATAATAATTTTTCTTGTTTTAAAGCATTTTGCAAAGGTACGTTATCACTAGCCATTTCGATTTCTTGATCTAATGAACCTATATCCATTTGCAAGTTCATTAAATCAAACTTATCTTGTTTAGTCATTGTTGTGCTAGCAACACCCGCTTTATCTCCAAATAAATTTAATGATTTAGCAGAATTAACAACATTAGATAAAGTCATCATTTGTTGTCTATGTTTATCTGCACTTATAGCGCCTGATGCCAATGCTTCATCAAGTTCTATTTTTGATTTTTTAAAATAATCATTAGCTATTTTAGCTTTTAACGAATACTTACTATTAGAAGCATAGTTTAAAGCTATTCTAGAAGCAGCTTCTCTAAGAGCAACTCTACTTTGAGTCATTATATCACCGCTAAAAGGTATAGCAAAACCAGATATAGCACCACCAATACCAGCTTGAAGCGCTTCATCATATTTTATATATTTAGCAGCTCCTTCGCCTGTTTGAATACCTGTAGACATCATGCCTAAAACTTCCTGCATATATTCTGTTCCAAACTCTTGTAAAGCGTTTCCACCACGATCTAAAGCATAAGCATATAATCCTCTACCTACATCATCAAATGTTCTTTGCCATATGTTAGCCATAGTCATACCTCTCATTGGACTATTTTCAATAATTCTTTGTAGTCCTGATGCTTTTTGAAAGCTTCCTACTAATTGTTCTGCACCAAATTTTTCTAATGCTGTTTGAGCAGCAGCTAAAGCAGCTGAGGTAGCTATATTAGCACCATCACCTGATATATAAGCTTCTATCATTTTTTCTTTAAACTCATCTTCTACTAAATTAGTTACTTCAGATTCGTTTAATTCTGGATTTTCTTCTTGTATTCTAGCTCTTATACTGTTTTTTAAATCTTGACCACCTATATATTCTTCTAATGCTGAGTTATAGTTATCACCATACATTTGTAATCCCATTGCAGCTGTACCTGCATATCCTAACACTGTTGCTACTGGAGCTAAAGAAGTACCAGATGTAAAAGGAGCTAAAGCTGTACCTGCAGCAGCCATACCAATATGTGGCAGTGTTTGACCAACTGTTTGAAAAATATCTTTTAAACTAATACCATCACTGTAATCAGCTCCACCATAAGCTTCTAATCTTTTTGATGATCTAGCCATTTCAGCCATTTGTTTTTCAATTGAGTCTATCCAATATGTTTTTTTCTCTTTCATATTAGATAATTGCTTTGCAGCTGTTGTGTCACCAAAAAATGCTTCACCGCTAAAACCAAAACCTAAATCAAACTCATCAGCTTCTATATTAGTGCTCCATTTTTGAGTTATTTCGTCCCAATATACTTTATCTTCTGGTTTAATATTACCAGATTTTATTTGTTCTTCAAGATCTTTTATTTTTTTATCTCTATTACGAACCATATATCCACTAAAACTAGCCACAGCTTGATCACCAATAGATGTTGATATACCTTCAACACCAGCTCCAACAGCATTTACAGTTTCCATTAACCAATCATAAGGGTTATAATAATCAAAATTATCACCATCATACATCATGTCTACAAATTTAGTAAAACCACTCTGCTGTCTAGTAAATTTAGCATTGTATTTATTACCAATTTCACCAAAAGCCATACCTATCTCTGTAGCTCTCTTTTTATATTCAGGATCTTTAATTAAATTACCAATTATTAATTCGTTTTGTTTGTTTTCTAATTCTAAATTTAATCTTACTATTTCATCTTGACTAGTAGCACTACCTATTAAACCTTGGTATTCTTTTTGTAAAGCATCAAGTTCTGGCTTATGTTTTTTAACTAATTCGTCTTGTATAAATCTTATCATAGGATCTTGACCAAGAGCGTCAATATAACCTGAATCAATAATATTTTGTATTTCAGCTTCACTTTGCTTAACTTTTTCATCATCTGCAGCTATTTCTTCTTCAGTACCAGTAATAGTGCTAGCAGTTCTAACATCTTTAATTAAAGAATCTAATTTACTTTGATGAGGTTTTAAATATTGTTCATATTGAGCAAGAGCAAGTGGATTAAAATCTACAGCTAATTTTTGACCTCCTACATATTGAACTTCTTCATCTGTTGGTTGATAACCTTGTTCATCAAATACAAGTTTTATATACTCATCGTCCATCCAACCATCTTTAATAAAACCTTTTTCTTCCATTGTTTTATCATAGTTTTCAGAGATTTTATTTTTAGCGTCTTGAAAAAGTTGACTAGTATCTGCATTCATGATACCAAACTCATCTTTTATTAATCCATTTAAAAAATCTTCAGAATCAAATCCATATTTTTCACCAAGTAAATCTATTCTTTGCTGGTTTTCAGTAATTAATGCTTGAGCTATATCATCACGCTCAGTAGCGCCTCCTCTTAATCCTTTAGTTCTACTTTTGTATTGATTAACAATGTTATCTAATTCATGCATTTCTTTATTTATAGCATGTATTTCTTTGAACATATCTACATCAGCTTGTGAAAATCTTTGTCTATCTCCACCGACACCTGTTACTAATAATTGTTCATCAGTAAAAATATCTTCAAAGTCTTTAAATGTTCCATCTTCGTTTAAAAGAACACTAGAATAACCACCAAACAAACCTCTACCTTCTCCATCATTACCTATTTGAAAGGTTGCACCAATTAAATTATCATATTGATCAAAAGCATCTTCTATTTCTACTTGTTTAAAAACTTTAAATTCACTAGGTATTTCAGATTTAACTTGATTTATTTGTTCTTGTATTTGATTGTACTCTTCGCTGTTTTCTTCTAATAAAGCTTGCTGATTTTTTAATTTTTTTATTTCTATAAGACTTTCAGCTGTTAATTTATTTAACAAATTAGGATCATATTCTTCTACCGCTCTATCTCTAGAAGCGTTTATCATAGAACTAGTTTTTCCAAGAATATAATTTTTATTAAGATCTGCAAACCTACCATTTGTAAGAAACATATCAGCTGCTTTTACTAATCCTGATATTTCAGCGTTTAAAAAGTCTCCAAAACCAGGTCCTTTATCTTGTGTTCCACCTTTATACGTATAATCAAAATTATTTTCATCAAGATATTTTTTCATATCTTCTATAGAAACATTGTTTTGTTCTATATATTCTTCTCCAGCGGTTTTTATAGCTCCTTCTGTTTTATTATACCAAGGTGTATTTTCTTGTCCCTTATGTTTTATATAACCTTTCTTAATAGCATCTTCTCGTATTCTTTTTTCTTCTTCTTGCGCAGCAGCAATTTCTTTTTGTTGTTGCTCATAGTCTCTCTTCCTTCTTTTATAATCAGCAATTTTTTTCTCTATTTCTGCCTGAGTCATATAACCAGGATTTTCTTTTTTAAACTTGTCTATATCCTTGTCTCTAACTCTTATAGACTTGCCGTCTTTAAAAAATCTAGTAACTTTTTCACCTACTATTCGATTATCTGTATTAGCAGTGTTAACTTGATTAGCTTCTTGTTTTACTGCGTCTGGATATTCTTGTAAAAATTTTTCAAGTTTATCATCAGGAACACGAAATGCTTTACCATTTGGTAGAACGTATCTAGTCATATTAAATTGTTAATCGTTATTCTCCGGCGTCGTATATTGGATCATTGCCTTCTATAATAAAATCAGTATCTTGATTTGCAAAACCTAAATTACGTATATCAGAGGTACGTCTATGTTGTTGAAAACTAGATGAATTCATCAATTTAGCTGCATCGTCAACCATATATTGTTTATAATATTTTTTAAAAGCCTCTTGCATTTTAGGAGTTATTTCGCCATAATCCCAAGCTGCTCTCATATCTTCAGGTGTTTCAAATCCCATTTCTTTAGCTATTTCATTTTCGTCCCAATCATAAGAGTGCCCAGATAAAGTCATATTCCATAAAGCAGTCATTTCACCGCTATTTTCTGGTTTTAAATATTCTTCAATTTTTCTTTTTATTTGTATATTAAAAGCTGCGTCATTTGCAATTTTATCTTTATCTACTACACCTTCATAACTTAATATTTTTTTACCATTATCATCATAAATATAATATGGTTTAACTCCTTTTAAAAATCTAGACATATCAAAATTACCACTATTAGGAACTAAATTGCCTTTATCATCAAATTTAATACCCCCAAAAAGCTGTGTATCAGCATAAACTTCATTTATATCACTAGTAATTTCAGGTGTGTCAATAAATAAACTACCACCATTTCTAGTCTGTGATTCTAATCCTTCACTATTAATAGCAAACTCGTATTTACCGCCATCAAACTTCATAGCTTCTATTTGATCATTAATTTCTTCTTCTGACATAGGTGGTTGAGCATTTTTAAAACTTTCTCTAGCTTTAGCTTCATCAAATTTAAAAACCCACTCAGTACCACCTGTTTCTTCATTTTTTCTTAAACTATATGAATAACCTGATGCAGGATCAGTACCTGTAGCTCCTTTTAATATATTAGCAGCTAAAAAGTAATTACCAGGTTGATTAGGATCAATATTTTTAATATCACTGTAATCTAACTGATCTAACATGTTTTCTGTTAATGTTTTAACTTGAGCTGGTAATTGTAATAGTTTAGCTAACTCTTCCATATCTGCATCACAAGTACCTTCATCTTGACAAACAGGACTAGGACCTTGTGTACGCATTGTAAGTTCACCTACCGTTTTACCAGTGCCTTTAAAATATTCACTTATAGCTCCTTTTTCAAATTCACTACCAGTAGAGTTTTGAATAACAGTATTTAAATATTTCTGTGTAGCACCTCTACCTAAAGCTAATCTTGATTCATTAATTTTTCTTTTTCTTTCGTCTTCAGCTCTTTTTAGTTTATCAGCAGTAGCTTGCTTGTCAGCAATAGTTTTACCAGCTTGAGTAGCATCTTGTCTTAACTGATCAAAGGCTGATTGTTTAGAAATGTATGTGTATCTTGGACTTGTATATGACATAATTTATGTAGATTTTGGAGTAAACGAGCTAGCTACTGAATTCATAATTCCACCTATAGCTCCTGTAAACGCTGATGTTTGATCTGCAGCTGCTTGTTGAGCCATCATTCTAGCATTATCAAGTTCAGCAGCTGTTCTATCAATTTTCTGTTGTTGTCTATTTTCTTTTTGCTGGAATACAAACTGTTTACCAGAGACTTCAGCTTGTTGTACTCGTTGAGCTTCACTCATTTGTATACCTTCTATTCTAGCTTTTTCAGCAATACGTCTTTGTTCTAAGCTTTCTTCACCTTGTGCTCTTAGTTTTTCATTTGCAACTTCTTGTTGTTCAATACTAGCAGCAACTTCTTTTTTACTTTGTAAAGCAGCTTGTGCTAAAGCAGTGGCACCACCAGCACCGCTACCGGTTTGCATTAACGCGTCTAATGTATTAGCTAATGCCATATCGCTTTGTTCTATTTTTAACTCAGCAGCTTGAGTTGCAACAGATAAATTATTATAAGCATTAGTCATTTCAGCAGATCTATCTGTAATCATACCAGATAAATCAGTTATATCTTCGTAAGGATTAATAATAGCTTGACGATTATTTTCTAAAAACTCTAGTTTTCCTTTTAATCTTTGTGCTTCTCTTTGAGCTCTTCTCTTTGCTCGTTTTGCCGCTGCTCCACCTAATATACCTGAAAGAATACTTCCACCTACACCTATGGCTGCCGCGACGGGATTAAAGTTAAATGCTGATGCTGCTGATGTTCCTGACATAATTATTTCATTATAAATTCTGAGCTAACCGAAAATAAAGATTTTGGTCCGCCATTATTAGTTGTATTATCTGTTTTCATTGTTACTGTAGCAAAATGCCCTTTAATACCCATTGTTTGGTTACCAAATATAACCTCACCGTATATAGGTGATTGAGTATTATTAGGTACTACAGCGTAGTATTTATTTTGTTTTCTATAGAAACCTGCTCTATATAATATATTATCTTCTGTATAAGCTCCTTCATCATAACTATATATTCTATTATAGCTTGTACCACTTGCCGCGCCTGTTTCTAGTCTAACATCACCTGTTGCTACATCAACACCATAGTTTGGAAAATTATCATTACTTAAATATTCACCAGGAGGTGTTACAGATAAATCTTTACCTGTTGCGTCAGATTTAAAATCAGTAACTTCCCAACCATTACTACCTTCGTAATTAATAGTTTTAAATGTTTTTATAAAACTAGGTTGCGGATTAAATATAAACTGTATTGATGAAGGTGTTTTAGTACCATAAAAATTATTTCTATCTTCATTGCTATAGTGTTTATATAAAAATGAAGTAGTACCTGTAGCTTTAGTAGTATAAAAATCACCTCTTGTGCTAAACATTATATCTGGTTGATAGCTATAAAAACTAGTCCAACCAGCGTTTCTTTCGTCCCATGTTAATGTTTTATAAGTACCTTCAGCATATCTACCTTCTGGCTGTAATGATATTACATAGTTTTTATTATAAACATCGTAAGCTCCAAGTATAGCACCGTTTTCACCTATAGCTGATAGTTGATCTCTGAAAAAGTCAGTCATACCAGCTTGTGATATTTCTTGTATGTTAGTGCCGTCCATTTTTAATACGGCATTTTTCTCTTTATCTACAAAATATTTAGTATAACCATACGTAGCAAAAGATTCTGGATTAGTACTGATACCCCAGTTACCTGCAATAGGTGTTATTGAACCTAATACTTGATTAACTGTAGTTAATGATCCACCACCTTCAGCACTGTATATCGCGTCTTTATCTATTAAAGCAACGTTACATTTTCTTTCTTGAAATACTGTTAAATTAGTATCTTCTGCATATAGTTTTTGTATAGAGCCGTTTGATGGATCTACACTTTTAGTAATTTCTTCTGCAACACTAAATTGATTAGTATTATTTACACCTGTTCTAGAATTATATAAACCAGAATATATCAATGTATTACTTCTTCTTTGCTGTACATCGTTATCTGAAGCTACATACGCTTTAACACCAAAATCAACTGTAGTGTTATTATAACCACCTCGTATTCTAGACTCTTCAATCATCCAATCAAAAGTATTATTCTGCTTAATAGGTGTTTCCCAATCATAAGCACCAGGAGTAGTCGGAGCGTAATTACTTGACGCGTTTACAGCAGCATTTTGCGGAGGATATGGTATTGGAAAGTCAACCGTTGTCGCGGGGTTAGTTTGACTACCACTTGCATATATTCTCTTTAAATAAAAGGTATTATGATAATTTACAGGTATACTTATAGCCATTTGTATATATAATTACACGATTTTTTAATTAATTACGGAGTTGTTGGATTTGTTGGTCCTTGATTAATTCCAGTTGGATAGTCTCCATCAGTAAAATCAACATAAAACATAGCGTTATTACCACCACTTCCGCTTAAAGCTGTAGTTACAACTCTATATTCACCGGGTTGATCAAAATAATATTTTTTACTTTGAATAACTGTACCAGCTCCAGCATTAGTTGAGCCTTGTAAAATAAAAGTACTAGCAGCTGCATTAGGATCATATGTATCATAAGATCCAGGTGGTAAATTAGTTGAGCTTGCTATCTCAACCCAGTTGTTACCTTGATAACTATTTGGATTAACTGTTCTATATTGTATTCTAATTGAAATAGTAGCATCACCTGCAAAAGCGCCATTATTAGCAACAGCTAGTTTAGGTTCTAATTGTATTGAACCTTGATATAACCAAGCAACTGCAGTTGCGTTTGCTCCATTATAACTGCTAGTATTACCATTATAAACAGCTTGAGCATTATATAAAAAATTAGGTTGAGGAAAACCAGCAGGTAACGCTGCGCCAGCAGCTGTTAAAGATAAATTACCTTCATTACCAAAGAAATATTGTCCTGAGTTACCAGCTGCATTACCAGCGGCACCTAAAATTGATGCGTTACCACCGGTTCTTCCAGCTTTTATTACTTTTGGCGCGAAAGCAGCGCCAGCTGTAAAATTCAATGATGTTATAAATTCTTTATGATCATTTGGAGCTGTGCCTGTTCCATTAGCATCTACTAATTTTACTGTTACACCATATGATCTTTTGTCAACTAAATTTTGACAATTTAATAATCCTAAAGTTGATTGACTAAAACTAAAATCATTTGTTTGACTTGCAGGATTAACAGCTGTTACTGAAAATTGTAGTTGCTCTAATTGAGCCGCAGCTGTATTAGATACATTAGTTCCATTTATACCTGTTAACTGTATAATACTAGTATCACCAACAGCTGGTTGAGGTATACCTAATGTAGAAAAATTAGCAATTGGCGTTGGTAAAGCTTGTAAAGAACCACCATAAGTTGCTTTTATTGTTGGAGCTACATTTTCTAGTGTTAAAGTTACAGCACTAGGCACAACAACATCGTAATAATTAGGATCTGTTACAGCTAAACTACTTGTTACTCTTAAATCAAATATGTATATATCAGAACTAGGATTTGCACTACTTTGTTGTCTATAAACAAAATAATTACTAGCTGTTTTAATAACATAGTTACCAGCACCACCACTTCCTGGAGCAGCAATAGTAAATAAACCAGTTTCACTAACTTGAGGTGTAGACTGTCTAACTACTTTTTCTATAGATACAGAAGCTATATTAGTTGTTATATTTGTTCCATTACCGTCTACAAATTTAAATATATTACCTATTTCAGCGTTTAATCCAACACCTTCTGTAAAAGTACCTGTAGAATTAGTTACTGAAGTAGGAGCAACAGAGCCTACACTAATAGAGCTATTTAATACTTCTAATTTACCACACAAACTAGTTTCATAATATAAATCTAATGCAGACATAACAGGAGCAGTTTCAGCAACTGTTAATACTGGTTCCATAGCTTCAGTACTTGGATTAGCTGAAGTAGGACTAGCAACGTAATTAGTGTCAACCTCACCTGACACTATTGCTCCAACAGGATTATTAGGATTTGAAGAAGTACTAAATTGCATTATAAATGGATTTTCTTCTGCTCCATAAAATGATTGCTTATCTGATGTTTGACCCCAAGGTAAAGATCCACTTGGTTCAGGGAAATTTCCTGATCCAAAAGCACCAGCTTGTGTTGAACTACCATATATACCTTTATCAGCATTAGGAGCAAAAGGTATAGCTGCTAATTCTGATTCTCTAGCTGTAGATATATTTAAAACATTTTGCAAACTAACATTAGGATAATATTGTACATTTTTAGGACGTGGCACTTGTCCGCCATTAACTCGAGATGTTATAGTAACGTTAGGATTATTCACTCTAATATATAATATTTCATCACTATTAAATTCTCTATCAGTAGGTCCAACTTCTCTTAAATTTCTAGGAACTTTATTTATATTATCTCCAATTAAAGTAGCAAAAGATATTTTACCTCTTTGAGTTTCGTTGAAAACACCGGCACCAGGCGTTCCTGTTTGATTTTGCACTGGATAACCATTAACAAAACCAGGTAAGTATACATTGTAATATTCTTGCTCTTGTTGTTTTACTACAACTTTATATGAATACCAACCTAATGGATTTGCATCACCAACGTTAACTGTAAAAGCACCAGCTCCACCACCACCTAAAACAGTTAATTCATTACCTTGAGTATAACCTTTTCCGCTAGTCATTATTTTTATACCAGTAATAGCACCAGCGTTAACACTTGTAACTACAACAGTGCAACCAGTACCACTACCACCACTTGTTTTATATGTTTTACCCGCTACATAACCACTGTCATCATCGGTAATAGCTAATACACTAGCTACATGACCGACATCTTTGTATATACCTGGAGCACCTATAGAAGCATTAGCAGTAGAAGCTATTTCTTCATCTATAGTTAATGTTAAATTTTCACCGATATAACCTAATACACCTTTATTATTAGTATTACTTGCTTCAGTTTTATAAGGAACAAAAACACTTGATCCATCTAACTGAGTATTATTGTCGTATGTAGATAATATAACATCAGACTGCCTACCATAATAATCTGCTAAAACAAAACCAACTTGATATGTTCTATTTGATTTTACAGAGTGATAAGGATATTGAGTATAATAATCAGATATAACTTTTCTACCAGAAAAACCTACACTATATTTTATTGATTCTGGCGGTGTCATTCGCTCTAATATATTACCATATATAACGCGATTTGAAGTTGTTTCTTGAGCTAAAGCTCTAATAGGAACTTTATCGTAAACTCTAGTTGTTTGGTTTTGAGGTAAAGTTTTATAAGGTTTAGTAGATTTATATCTATAATCTAAATATTTTTGACCAACAATACCATGAATAGGATCATCATACTCTATAGTAGACACTTGTGTGTTTTGAATATCATCTACAGATAAAGTATCAATAACTTTAACAGCTAAAGCATCAGACTCTTTATATAATATATCTATTTCTTTAACATCAAAATTTTGTCTTAAATTATCTTTTGTATCAGGTAAAGGTATTTTTAAATCAATAGTATCTACATTGTTTTCAAACCACTCAATAACTGTACTAGTGTAACTATCTTTTTCATCTTGATAATAATTTCTATTTCTAGTAAACTCATTTGCTTGTGTTCCTAAATCAGTAAGTCCATCAACTTGACCTAAATTAAACTGACCAAATTGTTTTGGAATAAACATTATTTGACTAAAAGGAGCCATTAATGAATATTCATTATCATTAAATCTATATCTATAACTAAATCTTACAAACTTATCGTCTAAAAATTTAGGATCTCCAGGCGCACCAGCTTCAAAATCTGGATTATGAGCTATTTGTATATTATCATCAGCAGACATACCATGTGCTTGGTCAAAAGTTATTTGCCATATACGCGCAACACTAGTTACCGCGTTAGTAGGTGTTGATTTGATAAGAACAGCTGTTATTCTTAAACCTGCAGGTGTAGCACCTGGATTAGTTAAATTAGTAACTATATCACCAACTCTAGGTATACCACCAAAATTTACAGGGTAATTAGCTTGATCGTTAAATACACCAATTCTAACAACAGTAGATCCTACTCCTCCTATTACATCTTTTATTTTCTGTGTAGAGTGATTAGGTAATAAAGAATCATGAACATTTTTCATCGATGTTCTACTAAAATCTATTTTAAATCCAGCTGGTATAGGATTTGGTAAAGCTTCTGATACTGTAAAATTAGTTGTACTATTTACTTTAGTAACAGTTATAACACCTTGTGTATTTGTTGGTCCTACAAATAATTCAGTTGCTCCTGGACCTTTATTGTTATCTGATAATATATCACCTACTTTAACGTTTGGTTGAGCTTGTGTAACAACTAGCGTTGTTGTTCCTGCTCCAGAAGAATATGTTGCTGTAGATCTTTCAATAGGAACAATAACATTGTATGGATAATATCTTGCTACAGATAATTGAGCTTCTTCAGTATAAGCAGGTCCTTGAGATGTAGCAGGTGCGTTTCTAGCTGTTGTTATATTTATTCTACGTGGTTGATTTAAATTATCAGTAAAAAATAATAATTCTTCTATTATATTTACACCATATATAGGAAACTTTTTATTAAAATTTAAAAAGTGACCACTAACAAGAGTTGTAGGACTACCTGGATTAGATAAATCAAACTCTATTATTAAACACGTACTTGTTGAAGGAGCTCTTACATCTGCACTATCATTAGAAAAATCAGTTGCAAATATATAAACTCTATTGTTAGTTTCATCTACACAACTACCAATAACATTAGCTTTTTTATTACTAGCTATAGTACCTACATTTGTATTACCTAAAATATTTTCAAACTCACCTACAGTACTACCTTCAGATCTACTGATTAATAAGTTAATAGCTTCTCTATATTCACCTTGTGGTAGAATACGAGAGTCAAGATCTTGATTCATTCTCCCTTTGAGAAAATTATTTTTAATTTCTGGCATACTTTAACGTTTAATCCATTTAGATTTATTACGCATTACTTGTACTATTTCATCTAATTTAATATTAGATAATCTTATTTTTGCGTTACGCAATGCTGCGTATCTTTGTCTTTTATATTGAGGAGCTATAGCTGCTGTATCTCTTCTAGTTGACATTATGCTATATAATAAATGTTGATACATAGCTTCTTCAGCTAGTTTAGGTATTTTACTGTCTAAATCATACGCGAGTCCATCAGATATATATTCTAATATTATTAACTTACCACTTAAATCACTAGAAAAATTAAATGTACCTCTTCTTTCATCTATATTAAACCAACCATTTATCTGCATATTTACAGGATCACCACCGTATCTTTGCCCATAAAAACCAAAAGCACCACCGGGTTCACCCCACCAATCATACATAAACAACAGTGGGTTATCTGTATTTGTAGGATAAAAACCTGTTATATTATTAGGATTTGCAGCTTGCCATCTTTCGTTTGTTAATGATGTTCCTTCTACATTATCGCTAAAATTATCTTGTATTGGTTTACCACTTTTATCTTGTACTGGAGTATAATAAGGACTACTGGTTAATTGAGTTGGATATATAGTATGCTTTACACCATTACCGTCTACATAAGATAATTTAACATAATTAACATAATCTTGAGGTATTACTAATGATAAGTTATCTGGAACTGTTAGTTCTTGAGACTTAATACTTTTTAATGTATCATAACTAAATTCTTGTAAACCACGTTTAGCATGAAATATAACGTCTGTTCTATTAACTCTAGGTATTAATTTATCTTGACCTACATAACCTACAATAAAGTTATTAACAATATCGTTTAATTTTATATATTCATAACTACCATAATTATCTTCTACCGCACCTTCTTTTAATTGTACTTTTACATATGTTCCTGCTGGTTGTTGAGCAAGTGTTATTCTACTGGTAACATTTGCACCATCTTGTATATATTCAAGTGTATAAGCTGTAATATATTCTGTATAGTTATTAATACCATTTGGACTAGTAAATATTTTAAAGTTATTCTGCGTATAATTAGGATCTGTAGGCGCATAGCTGTCTATGCTACCTAATACCAGTTTAGTATTAAAAGTAAAATTATATATAGCAGTTGGAGTTGCAGTGTATATAATCTGCGCGCCGGCGTAATATTGTAAATTATTTTCACGGATTAACCCGCCATCTGGTTTAGGCATATCTTATTGTTTTGCGTTTTGTTGTTCTGCAGCTATTTCTTGTTGAGCTACTTGTACTATACTAGGATCGTTTATTATTACTCCAGCATAAGCTAATATTCTTATAATAGTATTGCTTTGTTCTGATGATGCTATTTCAAAATCTACAGAGTTACCAGCATCGTATTGAAACTGACCTAACGTACCTACACTATAAGCCCAATTAACATCAGCTGGTTTTTTAACATATGAAAAAGTTATGTCGGCTGGCGTTATTATACTCGTAGGATATATAAAAAATTTATCGTTCTCATATAAAAATATAGGAAAGTTTGTATTAGGTTGAGTTAACGGGGAAAGTAATAATTGTGTTATCTCGTTTCTCTGTGCATATTGAGTAAGTTGAACTCCTTTGTAAAAAACAGAACCAACTCTATATACATCTGTAGGTACTAATGTAAATGGATTAGTTCCAGCTGTAGTACCTGTTCTTTGAAAATATTGTAGTTTCTGTTCTAAGTTTTCTACTCTATTAGAATACTCTGTATCATTTTGAGGCAATCGATACTGTTGATTTAAGTCTTCAAAATAACTTTCAAATATATTTAACTGCACCTGTGTTGCAACTTTGTTAAATTCATCAGGTGTCATATATCCTCTTTGTTGTTGATTAAGTATTAATAAGACTGTTTTATATACAGTGTTTACGTTTATTGCCATTATAATATTTTTATAAAAAGGCGGGCGAACCCGCCTTAATTATTTATTTTAACTTTTTAGCAATAGATTTATACATTTCTACTCCTTCATCTGTTTTAAACCAAGCAGCTAATGCTGAATATGGGTTTTCATCAAAAGGTACACTAAATAGTTTTCTATCATTTTTACCTATTGTAAAGCTTCTCTGATCTTGTGATAAATTTATAATACCAGCTTCAGTAGCTTTAACGCCAAAGTTTCTAAGCTCTACATTATCATCTTGTGCTAATTCTAAGAATAGATATGATTGATCTTTAGCAAATTTAAGTAAATCTCTTCTTAGTTCTTTAGAACTTAATTCATTTACTTTAGAACCTATTTCAGTTCTCATAATAGCTTCTGCTTTATCAATATCCATATCTCTTGCTAACATCATAGCATCGATTTGATAATTAATAACTTGTACTTCATCTTCAGCTTCTTTTACAGGCAGTAGTTCTTTAAATCTTTTATTTCTATCAGGGTGATATAGTGAAAGTAATTTTTGTAAAGCCTGTTCTTCTTTTGGTACAAAAAGAGCTCCATCTTCAAAAACAATATGCCTTAATGTTACTTCTCCTTTTTGTTCATCAACAAATGGTGAAGCTTGATTAGTAGCATATCTTAACGCTCTTTGTGTATTGTTATCTGTATCAAAATATAACAGAGGGTATTTTTCTGTATGTCTTGATTTTATTGTAAATGTTAAAGGGTTTCTATCACCTCTAATAACATATCTTCTATCTTTTATTTCCCAACCTACTTCGGCTGAGTTTATCTTTTTTTCTTTTGACATAATATAATATAATTAAATAAGTTAAAGGTATTGGGCGCCGAAGCGCCCTTACCTTATAAAAATTAAGCTACAAATAATACGAAATTATTTCTTGCTTGAGTACATAGACATCTTTCTGATAAGAAGTTAACTTCCATAGCATCAAGAGTAGAAGTACTAGCACCGCCAACAGAACCTGTTAACCATGATTTCATTCTTCTATCATCAGCTTGAGAAGCTCTATATCTTACGTGTAAGAAAGGTCTTCTGATGTTTGTTCCTAGTAATTGATCGTATACTGTAGAAGTTCCAGCAGGTACTAATACACCATCGATGTTATCACCATTAACAAAGTTTGAAGATCCACCTCTTAATGAAGCGTCGTTTAAGTATTTCCAAGAAGTTTTATAGAAGTCATATGAACCTCTTCTAAATCCAGAGAAACCTAAGTTAAGCGCCATGTCTTCAGAGTTTTCAAATACACCGTAAGATGTACCACCAGCTCCGTAAGAATTTTGCTGTGCTAACATATTATCAAATAATAGTTCAGTTTTTCTGTCTAAGAATAACATATTTTCTTCAATTGCTCCTTGACTGTCTAATAATCTTAGTACAGAGTCGAAATCTTGAAGTGATCCAGCGTAACCAGAAAGTACATTACCACCATTGTTGATAGCAGCAAATAAACCTTCAGTACCTATTTGACCAGCAGTAGCTCCTGCAACACCAGCTTGTGCTCCAATAGTAGCAGCAATAGCGTTTGTAGCAGCTAATTCACCTTCAATCATTGACATCTCTAAGTAATCTTCGAATCTTAATCTAGTTTCACCTTCAGCTTTTAAGTACCATAGATAACCAGAGTTACCATCTTCAGTAGCAACCTCAACCCAACCGATTTGAGCTGTATCAGAACCAGATACTGCGTATCTATCTCTAATAATTATTGGTTTGTTACTAAATACTGATAATTGTGGCTCAATAGACTGAGTAGCAGCTGGTCCATTAACACCTTTAGCAAATTCAGAACCGTAGACAAATATCTTTAATCCAGTTCTGTTAGCACCACCAGCGTTAACGTTTGTTCTTGTATAAGGTTGTACAGTAAGAACTCCAGTTGCAGGGTTTGCAGTTGCACCAGAAGTTAATACCATTGCTTTACAAGTAAACGAAGGATCAGCAGGATCCATAATTACAATAGTTTGGTTAGGGAAAACAACGTTTACGATGCTTGCGCCTAAACCTTGAATAGTTAAAGTGTTTGCAGTACCACCATTACCACAAGTTACATTATCATAAGAGATATGTAATCTGTTTTGCTCAGACCAAACAACTTGATCAGACATCATTGGCATTTCTGCTCCCACCATTCTTAAGAAGCCTCCAATCGTTCTGTTTCCATAACGCTCTACCTCGGCTTCATAAATTTCAGGTAGATATTGTTGCGCGAAATCGTTTCCACCCCCATCAGCAAAATTTAAATAGTTTGTTGCTAATGTTTCTAACTTAGGAGTAGGTACTAGACTTCCGAACTGAGGACTTAATACACTCATTTTAAATAGTTTTAATTGTTAAATTTACTTTTTTTAATTCTCAATTTTGAACTATCTACACCGTCTATAGCACGAACTTTAAATCCACCGACAAAAATATCACCTTGAGTTTGACGAGCTTCATTAGAAATATTCTTTGAGCCGTCTACTACAGTTTTAATTCCATCAGATTTTCCTTGTTCGTAAAAATGATTTACTATTTTATCTATATTCTGTGCAGCATATATAGCCTTATGATAACCTTTCGTATCTTTAACATTACCTTCATTGTCTAAGAACCTCTCGACGAAGTTGTTTAAATTTGATTGATTCTCTGCAACATCATTAGGATTTTTAACACCATATCTAAATTTTTTTTCACCAACTTCGAAATCAAAACCTTTGAAATCATCAGAGAAATAATCTTTAGTGTTGTTAATAAACTTTTCGTGTTGTTGCGTTGCTATTTCTTGTTCTTTGTTGTAGCGATTAAAAAAGTCCATAGCCTTTTGTTGTTCTTGAGTTACTCCAGGTCTTAATTTGATCTCGTCATAATACCTTTTCTTCAAGTCTTCTAAATGACCACGTGCTTCTGCAACCGCTTCTTTTTTAGCGAGTTTCTTTTTTCTGATGTCTCGCTCTTCATCAACGTCCGCATCATACTTAAATTGATCTTCCATTACAAATGAAATTTCATCATGAGTAAGATGTGGCTTAGTATTTTTATAGTATTCTCTAAGTAAAGCTTCATCATCAACATTAGAATAATCATGATTTAACCTTACATAGTCTTGAACAGTGCCACCTGTTTCTTCCATAAAAGATACAAGTTTTTCAATGTTTTCAGGTAATTGTTTACCTAATACTTGTTCATCTCTTTTAGCTTCAGCTACTTTCTGTTCTACTTTTTTTACTTGTTCTTTTTCTTCTTTATTAAGTTCGACAATAGGCGATTCGGACTTTTGTACTTCATCTGTATTGCTGACCCGTACTTCTCCGTCCACTTTCTTGCTAGCTTCGGGTTTGTCGCCCACAGGTACCTCCTTTGTTTCTCCGATTTGAATGGCATTGTCTTCTTTTTTAATTTCTACTTTTACTGGTTCCTCAACTTTTACATTAGGGTCTTTTCTTAAATCAACCTTTACAGGTTCACTCTTTGCAGTAAATTTTTTAGGCTTTGATTTGATCTTCATATCACCGCCTTCTGATTTGACTTCTTGAGTCACCTCAGGCTTTTTTGTTTCTTTTTCTGACATAATAAAATATTATAAAATTAGTTATACTGCCGGAGGCATTTGATCCGGACTTTCTTTTTCAAAATCTGTAGGCATAAGATTTAATTGTCTTTGCTCAATCATTTTACTTTGTTGAGTGCCTTCCATTTTTGTTCTTTTATCTTTACGATCTTCTATATATTGCTCTTTTGTTCTTATAGAATTAACTTCCATACGTTTTAATTCTAAATCAAACTCATGCTGTAATTGCATTTCTCTTTGTCTTATTACAGACTCTTGTTCTATACGTTGTAAAGCCATTTGATTTTTAGCTTGTTCGTATTGAACATTTGAAGCTGTAAGAGCTTGTTGTTTTTGAAGTTCAGCTTGAGCAATAGCTTGAGCAGAAGCTGCTTTAGCTTGTTCTGCTGATGCAGCCATAGCTTGTTGTTGCTGATCTACACGTTTTTGTTTTTCTTTACGCTTTTGCTTTAATACATCATTGGCTAGTTTAATATTTTTTATTCTTCTAATGTCAATAGCATCTTCTAAATCTATACCACCTTGCTGTATAGCCATTTGAATATTTTGTTCTAACCTTTGTTTTTCTTCTTCTTCAGGTTCAAGTTCTAAGTATATACCAAAATCATGTAATGGTAAATTTTGTATCTCAGCTAATGTACCTACATTGTAAGTAGATATAGAACTTTTTAATGAATTTAATATTAATGGATTTTTTAAAGAATCTGCAATTTTTAATGATATATTTTCACAACTTCTTAGCGTAAGCCATAAACTAGCTTGCATTACATGTCTAGTAGCTGTATTAGACGCGTTAACAGCCATTTTTTGTAAACCTACTAAAGTATCTTTTTCTGGCATACTACCATCTCTAGCTTCATTTAAACCTGTACAATCTCTAATTAATTGTAAATAATATTGATAGGTTTGAATTAAACTAGCTATTTTACCTTGACCACTAGATGTTTGTAATTCTTGAATAGGAACTTTACCTGGATTCATATCGCCTTCTTGCGTCATTGATCTACCTACAATACTACCAGTTTGAAAATACATGTTTAATGCTTCTGCTGGATTATAATTTGTACCATTACCTAAATCAACTTCAGCAAGACCATCCATATCTAAGAATACACCATCTGGAACTGTACGAGCAATTACTTGTTGTAGTTTTAAATGTGTTATTTGTATCATATCAGCAAAACCTGTACACTTGCTAACAATAGACTCTACTTTACCTTTATACATACGTGGAGCACACATAGCATAACTCATTTCAACTTTAGTATTATCAGCAAATGGTCTTGTCATGTTTTCAGATAAATCCCATTTAATTAACTCATTGTTACCTAAAACTTTTACACCTTCGTATAATACTTCAATTTTTCTGGAAACTCTTTGAAAATTATCATTAGGTTCTGGATTAAAAGTATCAGGTTTTTCTAATGCTTTTTCTAAACCATTATCAGTTTGTTTTATTTTAAAAACTTGAGTATTATAAGTTTTATATTCAAAAAATAAAACAGATACAGTGTTAGGATCATAAGAATTATAACCATACATACTTACTCTGTCTTTGTTATAACCTTTTGTCTGCTCTATTTTTTTTAATTGTTCTTCGCTTAAGTACGGAAATTGTTTTGCTATTTCAGGAATAGTCAATTGCTTTACTTCACCTACATAATATATGTCTTCAAAATGAGGATCTTCTGTATAAGAATATATTAAATTAACTGGATCAACATATTTTAAGTTAACGCCATTAGATGGGTTAAAAGCAGTTTTAACAGCTCCAATACCTAATGTAACTAAATCATAGTTAAATCTTTTCTTTATATTATCAAATCTATTTCGCTTTAACGTATTGTTTATTACTTCTTCTTCTGCTATTTCAATAGAATCTTTATAAGACAACTGCATGTGAATATCTAGTTCTTCTGGAGTGTCAGGTAGTTTTTCAGGATCTGTTTGAAATTCATTTATACCAAATTCTTTTTGTAAGTTTTGTAAATAAGGTTTAGCAGCCATGTCTTGCATTATAGCTGTTGCATAGTCAGTTTTTTTCTTTAAAGCAGTAGGATCTTGAGCAAAAGCTTTTATTTCATAAAGCTTGTTATTCATACCGTTACTAACTATATCTACAAATTTAGATAATACAGGTACTGGTTTCCAGTCTAAATTAAGATAAGATAAATCACCATTAATAGCTAATTCATCTTTATACTTTTGTACTGACTGTTCACCTCTTGCATACAACCTTAATGTATGGTATCTATTATAAGATGTAGCAAATCTAGTACCATTACCGCCTTGTTGCCACCATTCACCTTCTATAGCCTGTGCAACTTGTCTTCCATATTCTTCTGAAGATTTTTCAGCATCAGAGACTGTTTGGCTAGGAAAAGCACTGTTTGGATTTGCGTATATATTCATTTACTTAATTATTTTTGATAACGAACCTCGATTATCATATTTTTTAATTCCTAAATCTACTGGTTCACGTTTTCTTCTACTAACTGGCGCATATCTATTTTTATTACACGCCATCAAAGCTAAACCTGAACTAATAGAGGCATCATGTGTTGTTCTATTGTTTATATCAAAAGCTGCCCAGTCCTCTAGTGTTCGTTGAAAGTATGTAGTACCATAACTATCACCATTAAATCCTACAGCTGTTTCAATATAAGACTCTATAGCTGCAGCGTGAGCTTGTTTAATATCTTCACTTGAATTAGGTATACCACCTATTTCTTTTTCTGTTACTGATAATTTATTCCAAATTTTATCAGGTCTATTCATTGCAAAACCTCTATAACCTCTTCTTTTAAAATGATATAAAAGTCTAGGTTTATTGTTTTCTACAAGTATTGGCATACCATAAAACACGCACGCCATTAATACATCTTCAAAAAATACCTCAGCAGTTTGTGGTCTTGCTATATATTCTAAAAAGAAATGATCAGCTGGTGCATTTTCCATACTAAACTTAGTCAGTCCATGCAACGAACCATTAGAACCTCTTTTATCTACAGTCCCTGATATATCATAAGGATCACAACCAAACGCGCCTATATGATCATTACCAGGATATTTTATACCGTTTTTTTCTATATATCTATTTTGTAAGTTTTTATCTGGAATCCAAGTTATAAAAAATCTTCCTTGATTATTAGGTGCAAATATAACTCTGCTGTCTTTTATACCGTTTTCCCATAAAAAATTACCTTGAGTAACTAGTTTTTTATTATCTTCATCTTCATTAAAATCTATCTGTTGATATATTTTTGTCAAATTAAACAATGAAGATTTTGATTCATCTCTAAACGCATGTTTTGTAGTTCTAGGAAATTGTCTATAAAACTCGTTTAAAGCATCCTGATTATCTTTTAATCCGTCAACTTCGTTTTCCCAGTACTCAATAACGCCAAGGTCGATAAACTCGCCTTGTGGTCCAAGTACTTCTTGGTCGGGAGTGTCGAAGACAGGTATGCCATAAGAATCAATGTAGCCTTCGTAGTTCCATTCCATAGGTATGAACAAAGAATATAATCCCGAACTAGTCTGTCCGTTGCGGTTTCTTTTGGTAACATCTGATTCATCATATAATTTTTTAAAGTTTCTACCACCTTTATCTAAAGCATTAGATGTTGAACCCATCATACACTTACCAATAATTTTACTACCTAATCTTAATGTCGTCTTGGTGACACGCCAGTTGTTGAGGATGTTGTTGGGCTTTTCCCACTTCCCCGATTCATCATGAACGAGGAGTTTGAGTTTCTCCCCATCGTAGGAGTTGTCACCGGTATTCTTCCAGTCGATGGTGGTGTCCAGTCCCTGTAAATCCTCAAGGGTTTCGTCGGGGGCGGCGGTGAGCTTACGTCTGGTATATTTGGTGGCGGGGACACGATAGGCAAGCTCGGTCTTTGGACGGTCCATTCCGTCCTG